CGTATCGGCTGGAGGCTGCGGCCGGATGGTCGCGCGAGGCTGCCGAGTTCGACGAAATCACTACCTGCGCCGAGCAACATATCCGCCGCAGCTTGCTGCGTGCCGGGACGATGGCGGTCGCCATTTACACCCTGCGCCACTGTCGTGAGCGCGCGTTTGAATTCTGGTCTGGCGTTGCGATGAACGATGGTCTTCGCAAGACCGACCCTCGCGCCCGCCTGATCGCCGACTTTGCTGTACGCACCCTGGCCAGCGGCTCCGTTCGCCAATCGGTACAGCAGTCGGCCCTTGCCTGGAACGCGTTCTACGAAGGTCGCGAACTGAAAATCATCAAGTGCATCGAGGGCGCGGAGATCGTGATCGCCGGGACGCCGATGCGCAAAGGGGGCGCAAAGTGAGAGAAGTTAAATCTATCTCGCTTCGCCGCTTGGACCTGTCGGGCAGCCGCCCGACCGTTCCCGAAACGGTGAACGCGATGGCCAAGTCGCTTAGCGATGTTGGCCTGATCAACCCGATCACTGTTGTCGCCGCAAAGGTCTACGACAACTCCATTTTTGTCGATGGCTTCCGCGTGGTGGCAGGAAACCACCGCGTAGCCGCCGCTCGCGCCCTGGGCTGGGAGGAAATCGACGCGTTCGTGATTGCCGACGATGACCGTCTGGAAAACGAGCTGCGCGAGATTGACGAGAACCTGTGCCGCGCCGAACTGACCCCGGCGCAGCGGGCCTATGCCATCAAGCGCCGGAAGGAGATTTGGGAGGCGAGGAATCCGAATGGCGTAGTTGAGGTGGAACAAATTGTTCCACCTCAAGATGGAAAGCATGGCGGTGCTCGCCCGCAGAAAAAAGAGTTCGCAGCAGATACCGCAGCCGTCACCGGCCAGTCGAAGCAGGACATCAACCGCCACGTCTCCCGCGCCGAAGCCCTGGGCGATGACCTGCTGGAAGTAACCGGCACGTCGCTGGACAAGGGCGTCGAGCTGGACGCGCTCAAGGCCATGCCGGAGCCGGAGCGCAAGGAGCTGATCCAGAAGGCTAAGGCTGGCGAGAAGGTGAGCGCACGCAAGCCGGCAGATCCAGAGGATGAGGCGCCTGCTGTTGTGCAGATCGTTCTCCGGCAGATGGAGATCATCGGAATGATTCTGGCCAATGCCGGAATCCAGCCTGACGACCTGGCCGAACTTTTCGCCAAGGAGTTCAACCCGTCCGACGTAGCGGTGGCCACCAAGATGGCCGCCTGCATTCCGCTGCTCGATGCCTTTGGCCGCATCGCTGCCGAACTCGACATTGAGGAGGCCGCATGATGGCCAGATCACGAAATATCAAGCCAGGTTTCTTTCAGAACGAAGACCTGCAGGAACTCGACTTCGCCACTCGCCTGTTCTTCATCGGCCTCTGGACTGAGGCTGACAAAGAAGGCCGCCTCGAAGACCGTCCGAAGAAGCTGAAGAACGCGCTCTTCCCGGCTGACGACGTTGAAGTCGAGCAAATGCTGGAGGGGCTGGCCGCGTATGGCTTCATCAGCCGCTATGAGCGCGCCGGCAAGAAGATCATCCAGATCGTGAAGTGGGCCAAGCACCAGAACCCACATCGCCGCGAAGCGCCGAGCACGCTGCCTGCTGAGACTGATGAAGTCGTTGAGGAAGAGCTGCAGTCCGAATCAGGGCCTCAAAAGGCTGACACCGAAGCGGCATTCGAAAGCTTCTGGAAGCTCTACCCGCGCAAGTGCGGAAAGGAGCCGGCACGCAAGGCCTTCGCCAAGATCAACCCGTCTCCCGAGCTTTTGGCGCAGATGGTCGAGTCGCTCGCTAAGCATTGCGCCTCGACTGGCTGGACGAAGGATGACGGCCAGTTCATCCCGCACGCCTCGACTTGGCTGAATCAGAAGCGCTGGAACGATGAGGTGAAGCCGGCAGGCAATGTCCACCAGTTCCCTGGCGCCTCGCGTCACACCGGCTTCGCCGAGCGCGACTACAGCGCCGGCCTGGTACAGCGGGAGGACGGCACCTATGGCTTCTAACGCATTGAACCTGACCGTCGCTCCGCTGGAAGCGAAGTTCGGCATTGTCGCCAAAGAACTGGCTGTCTGTGACCAGCACGGCGAGTACGCCGCGATCATCAGCAAGCACCGGGATGGCCCGAGCGGCTGCCCGGTGTGTGCCGAGATCCGCCAGCGGGAGCAGGACGCCGAGCGCATTGAGCAGGAGCGCGCCAAGAATGCTGCCGATCGCCTGGCCAACAAGCTCGGCGCGGCGTTGATACCGGCCCGGTTCCGTGATCGCACGTTCGAGGGCTATATCGCCACCGAGGAGAAGCAGGTCAAGGCGCTGGCCATCTGCCGCGAGTACGCCGAGAACTTCGCCGAGCACTACAAGGTAGGCCGCTGCCTCCTGCTGCTGGGAAATGTCGGCACCGGCAAAACCCACCTGGCCGCCGCTATCGCCAACCACATCATGCGCACCACGACCGCCACGGCCGTCTACCGCACCGTTGGCGGCATCCTGCAGCACATCAAGGGCAGTTACGACCGCGAAAGCGAGTACAGCGAAGCGGATGCCTTTGCGGCCTATACCAAGCCGAGCCTGCTGATCATCGACGAAGTTGGCGCGACCAAGCCAACCGAGTTCGAGCTGGCAAGCCTGTTCAACATCATCAACGGCCGGTACGAGGAGCAGCTGCCGACCGTCGTGATTTCCAACCTGCCAGCCGACGAATTGTCCGGCGCTCTGGGCGAGCGCTGCGTGGATCGTCTGCGCGAAGGCGGCGGTATCGCTGTCGGCTTCGGCTGGAAGTCGGCGCGCGTGAGGATCAAGCCATGACCATCTCCATGGGCACCGGCCGCATTCACGAAGGCCTGGACCTCAAGTGGTGCTGCGACATCTGCGGCAATCCACGCAACGGCCATAAGCACACCGCTTGCGCCAAGACCCGCCAGGCCATTTACGCGATGCCGTCTCAGCAGCGCCTGGCCGTTCTGGCTCTCCAGAAGCAGGGCTTCCGCCCTCAAGCAATCACCGGGGCAGGCATAGGCCTATCCCGCGGCAATGACCATCGCGTCGTCTGTGCTGACGGAAGCACCCAGCGCGGCGTAGGAGCACGGAAATGAGCGAAGACAAGCGCAACAAACTAACCAAGGCCGTCGCTTCGATGCTGCTGCCTGTGCTGGCTGGGCTCTTTGGAGGGAATCAGCTCATCCAGTTCGTTGATCGCTTCAGCAACAACGACACCGCGTGGAGCTTCTACTCGGAAACAACCGACCTCACTTGCACCGTCGCCCGCAGCCGTGGCCAAGAGGTTATGGCGTGCCTGCCAGGGGATCATCGCGTAGAGGAGGCCGCCAAGTGAGCGACTACATGGAAATCACCGAAGCCTTCCACCAGGCCCGCACAGCTCCAGACGCAACAGATCGCGCTACTGGCCTAGAGGAGGCAGATCGTATAGGTGGCGTGGCGCTGGTACAGGCCAGGCTGCAGGGGCAGGGCGCTGAGTTCTGCATTGACTGCGACGAGGAGATTCCGGCCAAACGTCGCGCTGCAGCTCCGTGGGCACAGCGCTGCATCTCCTGCCAGGACGACCACGACAAGCGGGAGGCGCGCCGCCATGGCTAACCCAACCTTCCCCCTGCGCAATGAGATGGACCGCCAGCGCGCCATCGCCTGCCTGCAGAAGATCGACCTGGGCGCCGGCTACGTCTGGACCATGCGCGAGGAGGTCCGCAGCGACGCTCAGAACCGCCGTATGTGGGCCATGTTGCGCGACATCAGCCGCCAGGTTGAGTGGTACGGCCAGAAGCTAGAGGACACCGACTGGAAGCACGTATTCAGTGCGGCAGTTGAGCAACAGCGCGCCGTGCCCGGCCTGAATGGTGGCTTCGTGGTCCTGGGTATCTCCACGCGCAAGCAGAGCAAGAAGTGGTTCTCGGACATGTTCGAGGTGATGGAAGCGTTCGCGGCTGAGCATGGCGTGCGCTTCACCACGGCTGACCATTGGGGAATAGGAGCTGCAGCATGAGCGACGGAATCGGAATCACCACAGAAACCCACGTGTTCCTTTCGGTCGACAAGATCGTGAAGGAGATGGATGCCGAAGACATCGGATCGTTCTGCAGTGCCGTCGCGCTCCGTTTGGATCAGGAGTATGCCGAGCGCGCCGGCGCGGCAAGCCATTTTGCAGATGGCCTTAGCGAGCTCGGTTGCAGGTTCCTGGCCGAGGTCGTGACCAGCTTCTACCAGCGCCAGAAGCGGGAGGAGCGTTGATGAAAGGACGCACACCCTCTGCCGAGCAGAAGCGCTACCACGACCTGCTGGCCCAGCACATCGGCTGCATTGCCTGCCATCGTGACACGGCAGGCCATCAGCGCAACCACGTCGTGAGCATTCACCACGTCGACGGCCGCACCAAGCCTGACGCGCACTGGCTGGTTCTTCCGCTGTGCGCTGGCCATCACCAAGACGGCTACGGCGCCCCGGGCCTCGTCGCCGTTCACCCGTACAAGGCCCGGTTCGAGCTGGCCTATGGGAAGCAGGAAACACTCATCCGCGACTGCGCCCTGCAGTTGCTGGATATGGGCCTGGCGCTTCCGGCGCGGGTCATGGAATTGGTCGGACTGGAGCAGGCCGCATGAAGACCTGCCCCGTAGACGCCACCCACAAGACCACCGGCTACAGCCTACGGCAGACCCTGTACTGCCACGACTGCCGCAAGGAACACCCATGGCCGCTAAAGCCCGGCCAGCCCCCCCTGATCGCAAACAACAGAGCCACAAGGAAGCCGCAATGACTGACGCAAACAAACTCGCACAAACCCTGGCCGAGCGCGGCAGCCGTTACGGCGACTTCACCGACCACGCCCGGATCTGCCAGAACCTGAAACGCACCATGTGCGCCGAGGCCGGCTGGGATCGCCTTACCGACGTGCAGAAGCAATCGCTCGAGGTAATCGCAGACAAGGTGGGGCGAATCCTCTCTGGCGACCCGAACTACGCCGACAACTGGCACGACATCCAGGGCTACGCGAAGTTGGCCGAGGACCGCCTGCCACCAGAGTTCGGCCAGCAGAACACCATCGACTGCCGCAGCGCTGAGCAGAAGAGATTAAACGACCCGCGCACCGTGGAAGGCGTGGACGTGTCGTTCCCGACCGAGAAGCACATGAACTTCGCACCAGAGGCGGTAGTGCTGTGCGCCTATTGCTTGAAAGAACAGTGCATCTGTCCGACCCAG